TTACTAATAATATACATTACCAACTTATTTAAACAGAATCACCATTATTATATAACTACAACATGGAACAATACGATAAATCAGAATCAATTAGTTTACAAAATTCAGAAGAATTAATTTTTAATCCCTATAATCCTTTAAACAGAGAGATTACATTGAACGAAGTTCAATATATTCTTAAAAAATATGGTATTAGTGCTACACCACACAATTTAAAATTATATCAACGTGCGTTTGTTCATGTTTCATATACTAAAAGACCAAAGGCCGAAAATGATGAAACACATATTACAATTTCTGAAAAACCATCCGATTGTCTAGAACTTAAAACAAAATCAAACGAACGTCTAGAATTTGTAGGGGATGGTATTTTAGAGTGTATTACAAAATATTATTTATATAGAAGATTTCCTAAAGCAGATGAAGGATTTATGACAGAGAAAAAAATTGCTCTTGTCAAAAATGAACATATTGGTAAATTAGCACTACAAATGGGTTTAAATAAATGGTTTATTATATCTCATCACGCAGAAGAAAAAAATATTAGAAATAATTTAAAGAAATTGGGGTGTTTATTTGAAGCATTTATTGGTGCGTTGTTTCTGGATTTCAATAAAATAGATATCAAAGATGAAAATGGATGGTTTCAAAATATATTTGTGACTGGACCCGGATTTCAAATGGCTCAAATTTTTGTTGAAAAGATTTTTGAAACACATGTTGATTGGATGGAATTAATTAACAATGATGATAATTATAAAAACATTTTACAAGTTAAGGTACAAAAGGAATTCAAAACAACTCCTCATTATTATGAATTATCAAGAACTATGAATGGTTATGAGATGGCGGTATTTTTATGTTTAGGAAAACAAATGCATGAATTTAAAATCGAGCAAGCAATTCCATATGAAGAATTAAAATCATTTCAAAAAATACAAGAAGTTTTTGCTGAAAAGGGCGATATTTTAGTATTATTAGGAAAGGCTGGTCATAAAATTAAGAAAAAGGCAGAACAATTGGCGTGTCAGGAGGCAATTCATTTAATTGAAAATCCTTAAATCATACATTTAGTGCGAATTAATTATAAATATATTATATACATTTAATGAAATTACAATCAACAAGAAAAAGGAAATTAAAATTAAAACCCTCTAACAAAACATACAAACAATTCTTAAAAGGTAAGTTTTTAACAGCACATTCAATAAAAAAAACATATCATGGTAGATTATTTAAACATCCTTCAAAACCACTGAAATCATATAAATTGAAAGTTTCCGATATACATACAATTTCTTTCAAAACTTATGGAAATAAAAATGGTAAACCAATTTTATATGTTCATGGAGGACCTGGTGGTGGAACTAGACCAAGTATGGCTCGTTTTTTTAATCCTTTGAAATATTATATAGTATTAGTAGACCAAAGAGGTTGTGGTAATAGTAAACCTACAGCAGAAACAAGAGAAAATACAACAGATGACCTGGCGGATGATTTTGAAAAGGTTAGAGAGAAATTAGGCATTAAAAAATGGATAGTATTTGGTGGTTCATGGGGTTCTACACTTGGTCTTTATTATGCCATCAAATATCCCGATGTTGTATCTCATATGGTATTACGTGCTATTTTTTTAGGAACCCAAGAAGAAATTGATTGGTTGTCAGAATCAAATGGTGCTGAAAATATAAATCCTATTGGATGGGAATATTACAAAAATGCTATACCAAAACAATATAGAACAAATTATATGGATGCTTATGGTAAATGTTTTAAAGGGGTGTTTGGTAAAAAAAAACGGTCTGAATGTTTATTATCTTGGGCTGCTTGGGAAGAAATGAATTTAAGAATTAATATGCCAACCTTAAAGTACACAATAAGTAATTTAAAAAAAGACAAAACATATGAAACAGTCGCATTAATAGAACATCATTATTTAACTAATAAGTGTTTTATGGAGGAAGGATTTTTAACCAAAAAGGAAAATATAGATAAAATTAGACATATACCAACAGTAATTATACAAGGTATATATGATATAATATGTCCATTTAAATATGGTTATTTGTTACATAAAGCATTTCCAGAAGCAAAATTCTATCCAACCATGGCGGGACATTCTTCGTATGATATAGAGAATATGAAACACATCATAGAGACAACTAATCATCTCGCTAAATAATTGAATATGTATGCGTATGCGTGCTAGTTTGATTATATTCTTGATTTATTGTATTTTATTGTATTTTATTGTTTTATTATAATAAACAATAAAAACTTTATAAAACTTTTTTATGTATTAAAATTATATATATGTCATCTCTACTTTTAGCTAAACTTAAAAATAAACCTGTACCAAAAAAAATAGAACAAGTCCAAATTGTTATTCCAGAACCAGCTAAAAAAGAAGAAGTTGAAATTAAAACACTTATATTAGACAAACGAACAGAATCAAATATTGATAGAAATGCGATACTAGAAAGAATCAGAATGAATAAAGATTTCAAAGGGGTTACCTATAAACCAGAATTAACGAAAATTGTTCAATCCACTGTAAGGCCTGAATCTCCTCTATCTCCTAAAAAACTCTCACCAGTATTAGAAAAAGAATCAGAACAAGAAGAAGAAAAAACAGAGGAACCAACTAAAAAGAAGCGTGATAAAAGAGTTAGATTGATTGTCGAAGAAGAAAAGGAACAACCACCTGAACTTCAAATTGAAGAATTATTAGAAGAAAAAAAACAATTAACACCTGAACAACAAGAAGTATTTACAATTAAAGTAAAAAAACGAAGAACAAAAAAACCAAAAGATATTGTACAAGAAGGTCCTTTTGAAAATGTTATTATTGGAAGAGAAGCATTAAAAGACAGGCTTCCTCCTGAACAAAATAAAGTACTTATAAGAGCATCAAATTATTATATGAATAATCGCAAAATTTTTGTCAATTTTATATCATCATTATTTTCACCTTATAGAGAAAAATATATTAAGGACAAGAGAACTTTTACATGTGATAGAAAAACATCAGATGAATTTGAATTACTTACACATCAAAATGTAGTAAGAGATTACTTAAATTTATATACGCCTTATAGAGGATTACTTCTATATCATGGTTTAGGTTCTGGTAAAACATGTACATCGATTGCTATTGCCGAAGGATTGAAATCTGGTAAACAAGTATATGTATTAACACCTGCTTCATTAAGAATGAATTACATAGAATCTCTAAAAAAATGCGGAGACCCTATTTATAGAAAAAAACAACATTGGGAGTTTATTAGTACAGAATCAAATGAACAATTAATACAACCTTTATCAACTGCTCTTAAGTTATCACCAGATTTTATAAGAAGTAAACGAGGCGCATGGGTAACAAATATTAAACTTCAAAGTAATTACGATGATTTATCGAGTACTGAAAAAAAAGACCTAAATGAACAACTTGATGAAATGATTCGTTATAAATATAAATTCATAAATTACAATGGTTTAAGAATAGATAATCTACAGACTTTAACAAATAATTTTACAATCAATCCATTTGATAATACAGCGGTTATTGTCGATGAAGCTCATAATTTAATAAGCAGAATATCTAATAAAGTAACTAAATCCGATACATTATCGTCGAAATTATACAATTATTTAATGGATGCTCAGAACGCCAAAATTGTATTTTTAACAGGTACTCCTATTATCAATTATCCAAATGAAATTGGAATTTTATTTAATATATTAAGAGGACGTATTAAAACATGGCATTTTAAATTGAATATAGCAACCGAAAGAAAGGTAAGTCTAGATTCAATAAAAACATTATTTGAATCCAAATTAAATACAAGACGTTTAGTTGACTATGTTGAATATAAACCAAGTTCAACAACACTTACTATTACACGAAATCCATTTGGATTTATTTCATCTGTAAAAACAGGCATATACGAAGGTGTTAATATTGATGAAAAAGGTGATATATCAGATGAAGATTTCGTAAAAACAGTTATATCTATATTAAAAACAGAAGATATAAAAGTCCAACCTAGTAGCATTCGAGTGGAATCATATAAGGCCTTACCAGATACACTTGACCAATTTATGAATTATTTTATAGATAAACAAACGAATGTTCTTAAAAATATTGATTTATTAAAACGACGTATATTAGGACTAAGTTCATATTTTAGAAGCATTGAAGAACTTATGCCTCGTTTTAATCCAGCAACTGATTTAAAAATTATTAGAATACCAATGAGTGATTTTCAATTAGGTATTTATGAAGAAGAACGCATTGATGAGAGAAAACAAGAATTAAGAAATGCTCGTAAAAAGAAAAAAGCACAAAATGGTGTTTATGAAGAAACAAAATCAAGTTACAGAATATTTTCAAGATTGGCTTGTAATTTTGTATGTCCACGTCCATTTATATCTTGTCCTAAACCTAGGGACCATATACATTTTGAATTAAATGAAGATGATATAGGCGAAGAAGATGTTGATGCTATTGAAATAAGAGAACGTGTTTTAAATGAAGAGGGTCAATATGAAGCAGATGATATTGAGAGAGTCATTGAAGAACATAAAAATTGGAAAGAAGATTATGCTAGAGCAATTCAAGAAACATTATCTAGTTTATGGGAAAATAGAGCAAGATTTTTAACTCCAGCAGCATTAGAAGAATATAGTCCTAAGTTTTTGAATATATTAGAGAATATAACAGAATCAGACCATGTTGGTTTACATTTAATTTATTCTCAATTTAGACAGTTACAAGGTATTGGTATTTTAAGATTAGTATTATTAGCTAATGGATTTTCTGAGTTTAAAATAAGGAAAAATTCCTTAGGTAGATGGATTCTTGATATGTCACCAGAAGATATAGCAAAGCCATCTTTTGCTTTATATACGGGTACTGAATCAGCAGAGGAAAAAGAAATAATAAGAAATATTTATAATAGTTCTTGGAATGATGTGCCGATTTCAATAGTAGAACAAATACAAACGAAATCCCCTAATAATTTTTATGGAGAAATTATTAAAGTATTGATGATTACGGCATCTGGTGCTGAAGGTATTGATCTAAAGAATGTAAGATATGTTCATTTAACTGAATCTTATTGGCATCCTGTTAGATTAGAACAAGTGATAGGAAGAGCAAAACGTATTTGTAGTCACAATGATTTACCGGCAGACCTTCAAACAGTAGAAGTATTTTTGTATTTAATGACATTTTCACAAGAACAAATAGAAAACAAATTATCAACTGAATTAAAATTAAAAGATAGAAGCGATATTGATAGAAGACCTATTAGTACAGATGAAAAATTATTTGAAGTTGCAACTATAAAAGAAAATATAAATAAACAATTATTGAAAGCCATTAAAGAGACATCTATTGATTGTACAATTAATCCAGATAATACAGATTTACAATGTTATTCATTTGGTAACCCAAGTTCAACTAGTTTTTCATATTTACCTGAAATGACAGAAGAAGAAGACGATGAAGCTGCCAGGGCAAATAGAAGGGAAGTAACATGGAAGGCTGTTAAGATTACCATATTAGGAATTGATTATGCTTATAATGAGGTTACAAGAGAATTATATGATTTAGATAGTTATATAAGAAAAAATCCTTTGAAGGTTGGTACTTTGGAGGTAAGTGTAAACTCTAGAACAGGAAAGAAGGAATTTAAAATTATCAGAGTATAATTTAGTATTTAATCCTTTCAAATATGTGTTGTATTTGATGTAATATTATCATTGAGTTTTTTAATTTCATTTTTTAATGTCATAATTTCTCTCTTAATATCAATCATATCTTGTAACATTGTTTTAAAAACATTTGGATTTTCTTCATTTAAAATCATTTTATCTATATCTGGTTTGACATTTGTATTTATTGTATGATTTTGTCGATTTTGATTTTGATTTTGATTTGAATCCGTTTTAAGTAATTTAAATAAATTTGAACCAATATCTAAATTCTCCTCAGATTTTGATGTTAAAATTGGGGAATCTTTTGAAAAATTATGTATTTCATTATTCGCTTCATTGAATGAAACTTTCATTTTTTTATCGTGATTGTTATTTTTTGATTTATCAAGAATTACAATTTGATTTTCTTGAATATGAGTTTCATTTCCTATTTTTAAATTTTTAGGTTGTTCTTGATTTGATTGATGTTCATTACCATTTATTCCAACATTTAAATTATTTCCACCAACAATCCATTTTGATGCTGTTTCTGGATTATGTGTTTGTATAACTTGATTCATTTGGAATTCTCTTGCGGCAATTGCTTCTGCTAATAATGAATCCATTTTATCTCCAATTTTTTCATCTAATTTATCTGAAAAATCAATTTTTTCTGGTGGTTTTCTCGATAATCCATCAAACTCTGTTTGTTTTCTTTTTAATTCAGTTTCAAATGTTTTTTGTCGTTCTTTATGTATTTCTTCATTTGTATATTCTCGTTTTGAAATAATAGGTTGCGGTTTGAATGATTCTAATCTTAATACCATATTTTTAATAACCTCTTTGTTTTTTTCTATAAGTGATAATCCTTTTCCTTGATTTTCAATCATTAATATTGTATTTTCAAATAAATCTTTTATTTCATATTTATGCTTTTGGTCAATACCTTCAAATAATTTTTGTTCAATTAAAATTTCCCAAATAATTCCTTTATTTTGAATGCTTGTAAAGTCTGACATATTATATTATAAAAATAATATACTTTTATATTGTTAATAATATTAGAATAATATTAGAATAATATTAGAATAATATTAGAATAATTATAATAATATTATTAACATTTTTGAATATGTTTTATAATCTCTCATTAAAATATTCATGTCTTAAACTAAATACTTCTTCATCTGGAATATGTACTTTTCCAAAATAACTAGGTTCCTTTTTATTTGTTAATAATTGTATGATAAAATATAAAACATACATACCACATTCTGTATCTGTTTTTTGATGAGAAAAATTATAATTACTCATTACCTTGAATTCTATACCTAAACTCTGATTTCCTTGTATTTTAACTCTCTCTATAAATGTTTTGATTTGTTTTGGGATATCATTGCCATTACTATCAAAATAATAAATATATTTTTTTTGTATATTAATAAATAATGCTATCCAATGTGAACCGCTCTTATAATGCGGGTCTGTGTTAAATACAATACCTATTTTGTTTTTTCCATTGCGTATATAATTATGTAATTCAAAGTTACATAATTCTTCCCATACACACTGACCATATAATTTCAAACTATCAAAATCAATCGGCGAAGGACCTATAAAAGCAAACGAAGGGTATGCGTGTTCATATTGTTTCATTACATTTTCAATATCTGTGCTAGATAACCATTCATCTGGATTCTTTTTCCAACTATCAGGTGATTTTGGAGCAAAAGTAAATTCTAGTAATTCCTTATCTAGGTTTTCTTTTATAAATTTTTGTCTAAGCCAACAGGATTCAATATCACATGTATTTAACATGTTTTTTTTTAATTCCATCCATATTTCTCTCGGCTCAACAGTATTTATTCTTTTGTCAGGATGACGTATATTCCAATAATTTCTTAATTTTAATAATGAATCATCTGAATAACACGTATAATCTTTTTTTATTTTTTGAGGAGAACATTTTAATTGTTGTTTTATAATATATTCTTTTTCATTAAAACTATTATCTGTATGTTTTTTCCCATAATTTTTCATTTGCTTATACATTATCTATATTTTCTTTTTTTTCCTTTTTTTTAATACCTTTTGTTTTAAACTCAGGTTCTCTTAAATTTATATTTTTTTTTAATGGAAAATGTTGTAGTTCTTTTTGTTTTGGTTTTTTATTTATAAAATTGTCCATTGTAAGTGTTTTAGTTTCCGTTTTATATAATAATTGATTTGGATTTGATAGTGATATATCCATGATTGAAATAAAAGAACTATCTAATATATCTGGACTATTAGAATCAGTTGAATCAAAATTTTTTTGAATTATTTCTGTTGTATCCATTATTTTGAAATGAGATATAAGAGAGAAAATATATTTATTAAATATTTCTTTTAATGGTTCACTTTCAAATTCACCTTTTAACATTTTTTTTGTTGAATCTAAAATTCTTTTTTTATAAAATTTTTTATCTGAATTTGTTATCGTCTTTTCAATTTTTGATTTATTCAAATATTTGTTATAAGCACCTAAATTTGAAAAATATTCTAATGTTAGAGAATTAATATTTGAATTGTAATAAGTATTTGAAACATTAAAGTCGTTTTTTTCATTTAAAATATATTCTTTCTCTATTGTATTTTCAGGTGTTGATAGGATGTCTGTATGATTAGATGACGATATGGTATTGTCTTTAATTTGTATTTCACTATTTTCAGTTAATACTTTTTCATCTTCCATTTGCTTGTCTTCATCTTTAAAAATAGGTTGGATATCATCATTTTCCATGATTTATTTTATAAATTTAAATTTAATTTTATAAAATAATTTAAATTTGTAAATTTGATTTTGTAAATTTGATTATTTTGTAATATTTTTTAATTGTTGTCTAGTTGGGTTGTTAAAAACATCTTGTCCTAAATTATGTGGGTTTGGATTAAATGGGTCCAATACTTGTAAAGAAAATAATCCTGGAAAGGGTTGTTGTTCTTGTCTTCCAACAACTTCTACATTATATAAATCACTACTTGTAGATGGAACATAAGTCGATTTATCACCTTTTTGAAGAGCAAATGCTTGATTTCTTAAAATCGTTTCAACATCTACGTTTGATGCGTATCCAGACCAAGGCGCCTCAGCATTTCCAGGATTAAAAATTTTACCAACATTATATGTAGATGCCGCAACTAATGGTACATTTGCTTCTTTATATTGGTCAACAATCGATAATTTTGAATATTTTGTAGATACTGGTCTATTTGAAAAAGCAGGTTGTAAATATTCAGATGGTATATTTCTACTTGATATTCTATCATTTAATGTTTGATATCTATCAACATTTGTATAATATGCTCCTTCTATTATCCCGTTAGTATTCATAATATATTATATACTTATACAATATTATATTCAAAATACCTAAAGATAATCCTAATAAGTAGATAAATAACAAAATGTGTGGCATATTTTCCATTTTAAACAACTCTCAAGTTATTCCTAGGAATATTATTGATAAATGTTTTATGAATGGAGTATCAAGAGGACCTGAATACTCTGAACAAATTGACCTATATAATGATGTTATTTTTGGGTTTCACCGTTTAGCTATCAATGGATTAGATAATATTTCGAATCAACCAATGACAATTGATAAAATTACTCTTATGTGTAATGGTGAGATTTATAATTTCAAGGAATTATTTAAAATGATTGATGTAGAACCAACTACCAATTCGGATTGCGAAATTATTATTCATTTATATAAAAAATTTGGAATGGAATATACATTGTCTCTACTAGATGGGTATTTTTCATTTATTTTATATGACGCCAGTAATATTACTGATGAAGAACCCGTAATTTATGTTGCTCGTGATTCTTATGGTGTAAGACCGCTTTATATCTTGAAACACAAAGATGATGTCGGAAATGGAGATTATATCAAAGATAATTATGATGGAAATCCGGCAAAATATACATCGAGTCATTATCCTATCATTGGTTTTGCTTCTGAACTTAAAATGTTATCTGGAATTATGAATTATAATGATAAATTATTGGTATATAAAGACCAAAACACAGGTACATATAACCGTTTTTTCATTGAACAATATCCTCCTGGCACTTACTCAAAATTGACAAAAGAAATGAAAATTCTTTCTTTTTATAACTTTGAAATTTATGCTAAAAAATACACGACTCCTTATGTTTTTAATAATAAATTTGAATTAACTCCTGCTACAACTACTGATTATTATAATGTATTTAAACAAGTGTATGAGGCATTTACTGAAGCAGTGAAAAAAAGAGTAATTGGAACTACTGACCGAAAAGTAGCATGTCTATTGTCAGGAGGTTTAGATAGTAGCTTGGTTGCTTCTTTAGTATCAAAATATTCGAAAGAACCAATTGAAACTTATTCAATTGGTATGCCTGGAGGCGAAGACCTTAAATATGCTAGAATGGTAGCAGAACATATTGGTTCAATCCATACCGAAATCATCGTCTCTGAAGAAGATTTCTTAAATTCAATTCCGGAAGTCATTCGCATTATTGAAAGTTATGATACGACTACCGTAAGAGCTAGTGTAGGTAATTATCTTGTCAGTAAGTATATTTCAAATAATAGCGAAGCTAAAGTTATTTTTAATGGAGATGGAAGTGATGAATTGATGGGTGGATATTTATATTTTCATGCTGCGCCGGATGCTCTTTCATTTGATAAAGAAACAAAACGATTAATGGATAATATCCATTATTTTGATGTTCTTAGGTCTGATAAATCAATTTCATCTAATGGGCTTGAACCAAGAACACCATTTTTGGATATTAATTGGGTAAATACATATTTATCACTTCCTTTGAAATATAGATATAACCCTGGAAAACCAGAAAAATGGTTACTAAGAAAAAGTATTGAGATGATGGCTCCAGACCTATTACCACGCGAAGTACTTTGGAGAACAAAAGAAGCATTTAGTGATGGAGTAAGTAGTAATAAAAAATCTTGGTATGAAATTATTAATGAAAATGTAGATAACATGACATTTGACGCGAATATGTATACATATTTATCTCCAAAAACAAAAGAACAGATATATTATCGTTCTTTGTTTGAACAATATTATCCAAATTGTGAAAATGTAGTTCCATATTTTTGGATGCCTCGATTTATTGATGCGTGTGATGCTAGCGCAAGAACATTGAATATTTATAAAAAATATCAAACGAATGATGAAAATCGTAGTGAAACGAATATTGAAATGGATATGTAAAATAGAATATTATTTATATAAAAATATAAAATATAAAATATAAATAAAAGTATGGTAATCATGAAATAATCAATAAAATATATAATATTTTAATCATATATTATATATTCTTATGTATGAATATTATAAAAAATTATTAAGCTGGAGTTTTTATTTATCGTATATATTATACGGATTAACTTTAATAGGTATTTATAATGTTGCTCCTGAATATTTACACACTTTAAATTTATTTATAAAGATATATGTAGCGTTATTTTTAATTATTTATTTTAGTCCATTTTCTCAACACAAAATTAACGAATTTGATAAAAATATTGTATTTACCGCAGGTATATTTTTATTAATGACAACAGCGGTTGCTGATTTATTACATCCTTTTATGGAAAGACAAATGAATGAGATTCAAAACATAAAAAATAAAGTAAATAAAAAAATAAATATAGTAAAGAGTGTAAACAATATAAACAATTCCATCACTGAGATAAACAATGTAAATGACATAAATAATCATTAATTTATATAATTTTAATATATTTTTAGTGTTTTGTTTCTTTTATATCTTGATTTAATTTTTTGACTTTTTTCATTTATTTTTTCATATAAAAAAGTATTCAAATGATACATAATTGTTTTACTAACAATATTATCAATATTTAATTCTTCATTGCTTTTATCATATATAGGTAAACGAATTGAATTCATATAGTCAATTACATTATTTACAAATGTATCTTCATTTATATAACTGTTATTGTTGTATTTTTTATAATTATAAGTATAATAACGTTCTGCCATAATTTCGTAATTTATTGTATATGTATAAGGTTTTACTTTGATATAATATACATTATCATTTACCATTCCTTGATGATGTTGGTCGTCTATAAAACAAATTTTTGTTTTTTTAGGTAATTTAGTACATTTTATGAAATCGCTGTATGTTTTTTCATGTGTCGTTCTTCCTAATTCGATTTGTTCTCCATTTACTTTAAACGCAGCAATTACTTTATCAAATAAATTATATTTTAATTTATAGTTAAAATAATCTTTTATATCTAATACCCATTGTTTTGGATTTTGATTGTTTGTATAAATCATAACTTTAATCATTGAATTACGCTGTTTCTTTCGTTTTATTAGATTTAAAATAGTTAATATATTTGGTCTTAAAAATTCTGGATATCTATCTAATATATCGTAAAAATGTTCATTTGTGATTTTTGTATTTAATATATTTTCAATTGCGTCTATAAAATAACTTAATTCTTGAAAATATCCTAACGTTTCATCTAAATCAAAAACGATTATTTTATAATTATCTGACATTGACATACATAAAGAAGAGATATAATTATTTTCTAATGAAAAATAATTATAAAAAATTTGATTAATATATATTTAGATGGAATATTTATCAAAATCAGATTATCAATCTATCTTAAATTTTTATAAAATTCCAATTAATGATAAAATGACAAATGATACTATTAAACAAAAAGCAGAACATATATTAGCTAGTAAACTATGTAAATGTATAAAAAAAGTCGATAAAACTAGAAGAAAAAAAAATGAATCTAGAGCAATCGCTATATGTAAAGACACTGTTATAAAAAAAAAAGGTTTAAATATATTTAGGTTTACATGTAAAAAAAAACCTAGATTATTTTCTAAAAAAAATAGAAAAGTCAGATTGACTAAAATTAATATATAATAACAATAACAATAAAGTAAATATTATCAATTATTTTACTATAATATAATATTATTCATGATATTATTGTCATTTTTGGCTGGGTTATCTTGTAAACTATATGATGATTTGGACGATAATATTTTTTTAAAAAAATTTAAAAATGATAAATTCATGGAATTTTTGAAAGGAATTCATTATATTGCTTTTACGGCAATAAGTATAGATGAACCAGTCTTTTTTATATTACAATATATATTTAATTTTTTACAAAAACTTACAAACAAAGAAGGATATAAAAAACCATACGAATCTTCTGTGTTTTATTCATTTTTACTATTATTATTTATAATAGACTATAAAAATATAAGTTGGTTTAATAAATACGAAACACTACTAATTCTATTTTTATGTCTTAGTTGTTTTATTGAACCGATTGTTTCATCAAGATATTTAGAACACGATAAAGAAGTTTCTAAAAATAAATTACAATTTCGTATTTGTCTACTTTTACCTATATTTGTAATATTATATTTTATTAATTCAACCGCGTTAAAGTATACACTCGTATATTGTATTGCTTATATGTTGTTATCGGCAATAATACAATATTATTCCTTATTTATTACAAAAAACACACAAAATGAAACCGAGAATGAAATCGAGAATGAAATCGAGAATGAATTAGAGAATGAAGTTAACTCGTAAAAATATAATACGTATTAAAGTTAATAAATAAATATAATGATTTAAATATGTTATTATATTTATCATTTTTGGCTGGGTTAGCTTGTAAACTATATGATGATTTAAGTGATAATATTTTGTTAAAAGAATTCAAAAATGAGACATTTATGGAATTTTTGAAAGGAATTCATTATATTTCATTTACGACTATAAGTATAAATGAACCTTTATTTTTTATAGTAAATTATGCTTTAAATTTTTTACATAGTATAACAAATCGCGAAGCGTATAAAAATCCTTATGAACATTCATTATTCTATTCATTTTTATTACTATTTTTTATAATAAAATATAAAAAAATAACTACAATAAATATAATTGATTTACTTTTGCTAATTTCTTTTTTGTTTTTATGTTTTTTTGAACCTTTATTCATAAGTGTATTTTTAAAAAATAAAGAGGTTTCAAAATATAAATTATATTTGCGTACATGTTCTTTGATATATGTTTTTATTTGTTTATTGTTTTCTAATTCAGAGACATTGACTTATGTATTGACGTATATATGTGCGTATATAGCATTATCATCTATAATACAATATTATTCTTTATTTATTATTGATAAAAAAGGCAATAAACGCTGTAAAAAACATAATAAAAACCATAATAAAAAACATAATAAAAAAAGATAATATCTCTAATGAGTAATAATATTACTATAAAAATATAATATATATATAAAATGTCTCTGTTTTTATCATGTTTAGCAGGAACATCATGTAAGTTATATGATGATTTATCAGATAATCCATTCTTACAACAGTTTAAAAATGATACATTTATGGAATTTTTAAAAGGAATCCATTATATTTCATTTACAGCATTAAGTATAGACGAACCTATATTTTTTGTAATTAATTATATTGGTAATTATTTACATAGTTTGACAAATAAAGAAGCATTTAAAGACCCATATGAACATTCATTATTCTATTCATTTTTACTATTAATATTCATATTTATATTATACAATAAAAAAGTAAATTATTTAAATTTAAAAGATTTATTATCAAGTGCTGTATTTTTGTTCTCATGGCTATTTGAACCAATATTTACATATGTATTAAACAATAAAGAAGTTTCAAAATATAAATTATATTCTCGTATATATTTTTCAATATCTACATTTTTAATTCTACTTTTTAGTGATTCAATTGGATTAAAGCTTTCACTTGCATATATGTGTGCTTATATGTCTCTTTCTTCAGTTATACAATATTATTCATTATACATTATAAAAAAACAAGATAAAATATCCCACAATAAATTAAATACATTAGGTAAAGATAATACATCAGAATCGGATGATAAACAAAATACATCCGAATCGGATGATAAACAAAATACATCGGATTCTGATGATAAAGACAAACAAATATCAGATAATGATATTACAAATCTTAAATAATTATTTATTTACATAATCCAATACCGATAAAATTAATTTTTCTTGGTCAGTTAATTTTTGAAAAACTAAACATTCGTCCATTTTTATTCTGAATAAACGATTCATGTTATTTTTACATGTTAAAGTAGTACCATTATTTGTTGCTAATATTTCACATATTACACCGCCATTCGTTAATTTCAAATTTTCAATATAATTCATATTTATCCATCTAATATATCTCCCATAGTTAATTTCACTTATATCATCTACAAACCTATATTCTTTCAATTTAGTATGTAATATTTTCATATCTTCTTTACTAAAATGTAATTTTTGAAATATGTCATTTTTTATTTGTTTTATGATTCTATTATTTAATTTTAAAATACTTTGGTTTGATTCGTTTTGTATAGCTTTTTCCAATAATTTTTCGGCATCAATTTCATTATCCATTAAAATAATAATACATTAATTTTTAAATATATTTGACATATTACTCAAATTATTTATGCCATAATAATTTGTTTTAGTAGTAGTATTAGATTCATTTACAATATATTTAATATATGCTTCATTATTTTTATTATATTCAATTACTTGACCACAAAATTCATTGTCTTGTATTTTAAATGGTATTAAACAAATTATTTCATTTTTAGTCAATCGCAAATTTTGATTATTTACATAAATTATCATGTATTTAATAAATGTATTATATAACATATCTCTTAAAAATGATTGATCGTGTTGAATTTCATTAAAATCAATATTATTTTTATTATAAAGTGAATATATATCTCTTAATTTTCTATTTAATAATCCTTTTTTTAATCCCCACAATCCGGCCATAATATGTGAACGATGTTCAGGATGGTCTCTTATAGTATGAACATAATATTTACTTTGTATAAAATGTAATATACACCATATATCTCTATTGTGTATTCTAGAATCACAATCTCTCACAATCATCACATTTACATCATCTTCATCTATAGCAAAAAAACGATGTATTCTAGTGTTATAACCTATTACATTAGTATAAAAAATTCTAACTTTATCATATTGTGAATATTTTTCAATATAATCGTTAGGAACTCCATTTCCTACATAAATAAATATGTAAAAATCAGGAAGTTTATTTTTAATTATTTCTATATTT